ATTCGCAAGAAAGATTGATGGTGTAGCTATCAATGGTGGTGGTTCTAATGAGCCTTCAGGTATTATTCAGAACTCAGATGCAACTGTAGTAGCTATGGCAACTAATGGTGCAGTACCAACTTACGCTAAAACTGTAGATATGGTTAAAGGCGTTGAAGTTGCTAAAGCAATGGGTGGAAATCCAGCTTTCTTAACTAATCCAAAAGTTGCAGCAGCTTTAAGAACTACAGCTAAGCAAGGTTCAGGCGTTGAAGGCAACTTCATTCTGAACGAAAATGACATCTTAGGTTACAAAGTTGAATCAACAACATTAGTACCATCTAACCTAACTAAAGGTAGTGGTTCTAACCTATCAGCAATGATATTTGGTGACTTCAGCAATGTAATGCTTGGATTCTGGTCAGGTGTTGATGTAGTAGTGGATCAAGCTTCACTATCTACTTCAGGTGGCACAAGACTAGCATTCTTCCAAGATTGTGATGTTGGAATCCGTCATGGTGAAGGATTCTCAGTGATTAAAGATATAATCGCTTCATAATTAAGTTTTACTTAATTTAAGGGCTACTTAGGTAGCCCTTTTTTTATGTATAATGGTTTTATGAATGAAGATCGTTCAATAAACTTTATGAGGAAATTATGGAAGTAGTAGCAACTAGAGATGTTTTTTATAATGGCACTTGGCACAAAGCAGGTGACACATTTAATTGCGATGAAGATGATTACGCTGGTTTAGAAGCAGCAGGTGTAGAAAAATCAAATGGTAAAGCACCAGCTAAAGCTGATAAAGCAGAGAAAGATTTAAAGACTAGATAATGGCATTAGAATCGGCACAAGATCTATTAAATTATTTTGATACCGATGCACATGGGGTAAGTGCATCTATTTCAATTAATGGTAGTAGTTCAACCATAAAAGTAATAATCAACAAAGACTATTTTGCAATAGCAGGAGAATCAGTTGATATTGATGGTACACAACCTATAGTGACTTGCCGATCTTCTGATGTAACAAATGTAGATACAGCCGATACCATAACTATCGATTCTGTTACTTATAATATTGTCAATGTACAACCAGACGGAACAGGGATTACCACACTAATTCTTCAAGACTAATGCTTTTATATACTGAAGCACAATTAGATGAAGCATGGTTACACGATTGCGATATTAGAAACAATCTAGGGCAAAAAAACTTTTCTCGCAAAAGATACGAAAAACTATTTGTGTTTTATCTGGATCGTATTTTGGCAGGTGAACAGGAAATTAATTTGAAAATAAATATACCAAGATATATGTTAGAAAGCATAGATCAGGAAATTGGTTTAGAATTAGAACAGGAATTACATTAAATATGAAAAATTTATTGAAAAATATTGTAGGTGCTGTAGCACCAACTCTCGGAACTGCATTAGGTAGCCCTTTAGGTGGTATGGCAGCTAATGTTATATGTGATGTTTTAGGTTGCTCTAACAATCCTAAAGCTATAGAAAAGGCTGTTGCAGAAGCAACACCAGAACAGATGATGCAACTCAAAAAAGCAGAGCAAGAGTTTGAAGTGCAAATGAAAGAGTTAGATGTTGATATCTTTAAACTTGAAACAGAAGATGTGCAAGATGCTAGATCAAGATTTAGTGGTGATTGGACATCTAAATTTCTTGGCTTTATAACTATTGGTGGCTTTATGGGTTATATCTTTTTAGTTACTCTACAACCACCTGAACAAAACTCAGAAGCATTAATTAATCTAGTGTTAGGTTATCTTGGTGGACTTGCATCAGCAGTTATAAGTTTTTACTTTGGTGCTTCACACACACCTAAAGAATAAGTGCCAAAGAAATCAAAAGCACAATTCAAATCAGCTTATGTGCCTGTATGTGGTCGCAGGGGTAAAAAAACATGGATAGGTAGAAATAATGTTGGCACTTCAACTATGAATAAAAACAAAAAAAGAAGCTGGAAGAAATATCGAGGGCAAGGCAAATAAGCTACAATAAGTTATGGCACATTTAAGACAACAAATTAGAGAACGAGTTGGAACCACGCTTACAGGTCTAACTACAACAGGCTCTAATGTCTTTCAATCAAGAGTTTATCCAATAGAGAACACCAAACTACCCTGTTTGTTGATCTACACCAGAGAAGAAAGCTCAGAGCCATTAGATATGTCTCCACCTCGTACTATAGAAAAAAGATTATCGCTTGTTGTAGAAGGTTATGTGAAGGCTAACAGCAATTATGACGATACTATAGACACCATTACAAAAGAAGTAGAGGTGGCTATGTATGGCGATAGATTAATAAACAATCTAGCTAAAGATAGCTTTTTAGTCAGTACAGATATAAGTTTCAATGGAGAAGGTGATAATCCACTTGGAATTGTTGTAATGACATTTGAAATACCTTATCATCATACAGAAGGAAGTTTAGAATAATATTATGGCAACATTTTCAGGATCAGCAGGTGTCGTTAAAGCAGGTGGCAACGCCATCGCAGAAATTACATCATTCTCCGTAGAGCAAACAGCAGATACTATTGAAGATACTTCAATGGGTGATAGTGCAAAAACTTATAAATCATCATTAACAGGTTTTACAGCATCAGTAGATGCTAGATTTGATGATACAGATACAGCTCAAACTGCTATGTCTATAGGTAGTTCATTAGCATTTTTATTTCAACCTGAAGGATCAGGTTCAGGTGCTTATCAATTATCAGGTACAGGCATAGTTACAGGCATATCACAAAGTCAGGCTCACGATGGATTGGTGGAAAGATCATTCTCTGTACAAGGTACAGGTGCTTTAACAATAGGAACTGTTTAATAATTGAAAGTTATAGATAGAGCAAAAGCTCATTTTGATACCCTAGATATCAAAAAGATCATCGTACCTGAGTGGGGCGAGGAAGATAAGCCTTTAGAGATTTATTCCAAACCCCTAACTCTCCAAGAAACTCAAAAACTATGGGCTATGGCTAAAGATAATGAAATGACCATGTTAGCCTATGTGCTGATCTATAAAGCACTAGATGAAAACGGAGAAAAAATCTTTTCTTTAGAAGATAAACAAGCACTCCTTACTAAAGTAGATCGTAATGTTCTGATTCGTGTCTCGAATGAAATTATGGCAGAAGAAGCACCTGAAGAAGTAAAAAAAAATTAGACCTAGATAATCACCTTTATAATCAACTACAATTAGCAGAGATTCTTGGTAAGTCTTTAGACGAGATACAACAAATGTCTATGGAAGAATACCAATTATGGACAGCTTACTTTAAAATAAAACAAGAACGAGCAAAACAGAATGGCAAGTCAATCATATAAATTTACTATATCAGCAATAGATAAAACTAAATCAGCTTTTAATAATGTTAAGAATAGGTTAGGCACAGTTAAAAATGCTGCTACAGGTGTAGCTTCTGCTGTGGGTAAGGCTGCTCTTGCTTTAGGTGTAATGGCTGCTGCTTTAGGTGCTGTTATAAAAAAATCATTGGATTATGCTGATGCTATTGGTAAATCAGCAACAAGAACAGGTTTAAGTGTTGAGCTAATTCAAGCCTTACAAATGGCTTTTATTGAATCAGGTGCAAGTGCTGAAACTGCTGAGAAAGCAATGACAAAATTTGCTAGAACTGTTGGAGATGCACAAAAAGGACTTAAAACTTATGCAGACATTTTTAGAGATTTGGGTGTTGAAATTGAAGATTCTAGTGGAAAGTTTAGGGGTATTGATGTTGTTTTATTAGATAGTATTGAAGCTATAAGCAATCTTTCGTCAATTTCAGAAAAGGCATCTATTAATGCACAGCTATTTGGTAGGTCAGGTATTGTGTTAATGAACGCCTTTGAAGCTGGAGAAGATGGAGTTAAAAGGTTTGTTGCAACAATGAATGATTTGGGTATTGGTTTATCTGAACAGGGTGTAAGAAATGCAGAAACATTAAATGATTCACTTTTTATTTTAGGCAGACAATTTAACAGCATCAAAGATAATGTAATATTAGGTTTTATTCCTGTTTTTCAAGATGTTGTAAATTTATTACAAAGACATTTCCACGAACTTTCTAAAAATAATGGTGGTTTAGAAGTTTTTTCACAAACCATTGCTAAAAAAGGCATTAATGCTTTAGCTAATTTTTTAGAAGCAACAGGTTCAGTTATAGTAGAAACACAAAAATTAGGAATAAGACTTAATATTACTAAATTACAATTTGATGATCTTTGGGAATCATTAATACAGACTTATGATAATTTTGTTAAGTTGCCATTTGTTATAGGTCTGACTTCTGACCAAATAACAGGATTGTTTAATTTAATCACAGGTGGAATAACCACCACAGTTGATTATACAGACCAAATACGAGAGTTAGAAAAAGAGCTTAATAGTATTAAAAATCCTTTAGGTAAAGCTGTTGAGAGATTAAGAAAATTAAGGGATATGGTTGGAGAAAATACAGAAGCGTATGCAACTTTAACACAATTTTTAGAGACTTGGAAAAGGGCTTCAGATGAAGCAGAAAAAGGATATACCGATCAGCAAAAAGCATTAGA